TACAACCCAACAATTCATTCTTCTCCATCACTAACACCTTACCACTTCTATCTTAATCCCCTTCGGGTACTCTTTAGCCTTCCTAATTATAGAATCATTAGACTCAGTATTCACAACCTCAATCGCCGTAAAATCATCAAGCACGAGAATATCCGCTCTACCACCAGTCTTAAAAATTGCCTCAGTAACATAATGTTTACCAGCAGAACGCAACCTCTTACAAATCTCTACCTTCTTATCCTGATGAACTAAGTTCTCACCACTAGAAATCCTAACCTCATTTAACTTCCTATTAGCAGGCCTCACAAGATTCAAACAAGCATTCCTCTTCAACTGAACCATCTGATCACTACCATAAGTTAAACCAATATTACCATGCATCAAAATACTCTCAAAAACAGCCAGAATATGACTACAAATCTGACTATTAGCTATCCCTTGAACACCCATATAAGTACAATCACAACCAACCTGCACACTCACAGAATGCTCTTTACCATTTGGTGACTCAACCCTAAAAAAATGCTGTCTACCACTAAACTCATGAGTTACTTTTAACGTCTGCGCTTGCTTCTTCAGATAACTTCCCATTTCTCGTATCAACCCCTATCCACTGAAACCTCTTCGGACTACCTATTAATTGCTTCACTACCTTACCCTGATTAATCAAGTAATCAAGATTATCAAGAATCGTAGGATAATTCTGCTTTAACCTATCCCTCAACTCAGTCCTACTAAACGATTCACCTCTACGTTCCTGCAAGAAAACCCTAAGATCCTTTAAATGCCTAACTCCCATATTTTTATTCCTCACCCATACTAATACATTGACGTTCCCATCAAAAATATAAAAGCAATAAGCCAAGATAATAAACTAACAATTATACCAATAACGTTTAAGATTACATCCCGACTATAATGCTTATCACTCTTCTTAATACTTATCCCTATCACTCCCAAAACGAACCCGACAATAGGAACAAGTACACCAAGTATTATACTCAATATCCCCAAAGTCTTACTAGTATTCCTTTCACTTACTACTTCATTTACCATACATATCATCTCCTTACTCTAAATCCTTTAAATCCTCACCCTTAAAAACGTATAATCCAAGACCATGCAAGGCAATACACTTCACCAAAGCCCTCATAATACTCTTATTAACATCAAAAGTTGTTATCTCAGTAATCTTCATACTCTTATTAGAATTATTCATAACAGGCAAGTGCACAGTATGACCAATTCCCTTAACCTTCACAACAACCTTCACAAACGCTCCCATGTTCAAAAGCTTTTTATCATAAAACAATGGCATTCCCTCATCATTCTCATACACGTGAAATTGTGCAGTAGGATGCAATCTCTTAATCGAACCCCACGCTTCAGCCCAAGACGCATACGTTAACTTCATAGGCCCCTTCTTAGCAGTTTCGAGCTTAGTCCCTTCCATCTCCTTATAATCAGCTCTAGTATACTCCAGTTTACACATATCTGATTTAAGATTCTCAAGCATACCACTAAATCGATGCGAGAACATTTCTCGTGTTTCTTTAATCACTTTAGGATCTCGTTCTACAGGAACATGACTTACACTAGTTGGAACTCCTGATCCTGTTTCACCAAGTTGTTCAACTTCTCCTGTATCAAAATCTTCCTCAGTCACCACTACCTTCGCATCTTTCCTCACATCTAATAATACTATACTAGTAAACTCAGTTTTTTTACCATCAGCCAACATGATCTGCACCCTTTTACCTTTAAAATCATCATTAACCATTGCCTTCGCTTCATCACTCGCAGGATTATACCATGTTTCAGGCTCATCCACAAATTTCACTCCACGAGCTCCAGTACCAGCTATATACTTTAGAATTCCTGTCTTTTCTTGTTTCATTCTCGTATCATCTCCATAGTTTTATTAGGGACCTCTCCCATTAGTTCTTATTAAAACCCTCACCCTTTATAAAAGTTTCTATTCATACTAATCCTCTTCTTGTTCATTTTTTCCCATTCAAACACTCTTCCACAATCCTTACATCTAAACCTGATCATAATCCCATCTTCATTAGACTCATAACTTAAATTTATACAGATATGAGGTACCAATTCTCCTTATTTCACTTCAGTATCATGATCATCAATCCTCCCAGCTTCCACCAACTCCGTATACTGATTACAAAACTTCCTAGCAGTACAATACCTACACCTAGCAACCTTACCAGGTCTGTGTACAATCTCATACTCCTCACTTAAAGCAGCCAATTGTGTCTTTGCTTCCACCTCAACTTTATGCACCTTAAAAGCCCTCTTAGCCCCCTTCTTCTGCACAGCCCAAGTCTCCCTCGAAGCCCACAATTCCTCATCCGTACACTTCGCCATCTCACTTTGATCCTGAGACGCAGTATTCTCAAGTATATCAATTCTACCCCCAATATAACTCAGAGTTTGATCATCACCCCATAGTTCCACTTCTTTAATAATAATCCTAGTCTGAGGATAATCAGGATCAAGCTTCGCCTTCGCATGCGACCAATCAGTAAAAATAAACCATACCCTCGCAACCTGAGCCACATCATACTGACTCTGAACCGCAAGCCACCTATAAATACTCAATTGCTTCCTATAATCCTCATCCCTAGAACCATAAATAAAAGTCCACACACTCGTGCTCTTCACATCAATCAACTGCCACTTCTTAGGCCCAACCTCCTTCAAAATATCAAATTTACCAGTAACAACCCTATTCTTAACCGATTTTCTCAACCTCTCTTCCTGCTTACAACCAGCAAGACCAACCTTCTCCACCGAGTCATGAATCGCTGTCCCATACCTACTCGCAATCAAATCCTCAACATCTATCTCAAGCCTATCCCAATTCTGCCTCTTCAAAGCATACGCTCTCGGCGGCTGCATCAAAGTAGTCGCGCTAAAAGCATTCTCATCATAATCATACTCATCATGTTTCAACCATTCAACCACGAAATCAGGAAAATTCCTCTTATTTGTGTACTTCATTATGATTTCCTCTCCTGCAACTCATAATCATTAAAATAAGAAAATGTGCCTTCCAACTTCTTCTTATTAATATAATCTGCATGATACCATGCTTCAGCCAAAGCTTTCACAAAACTTCCACCATTATCCTTCATACTTTTAACTCCTACTTCTGTAATTTTCATTGTTCATCACTCCAAATTAAAACATTACTATCAGCACTAAAAACGAAATCAGACAAAAAAATCTTATTAAGAACCTTCCTAATCTTATCACAATCCTCCAACCCTACTAAACTATCAGTACGAAAAATCATTTTAGTAACTCCATCATCTTACTTACCTATTACCTCTCAACTCCTCATAATAATTATCATCAGAACATATATACCTAGCATTAACCTCATCAAAAATTAATAACATACAATTATTTTTCAACACATAACTCTGACTCTGCTTCACCTTCACAAAGTTTTCATCAACAAGCTCTGACCTATCAACCACATTCCTATCATCAATCATAACATCCAAATTAATATACAATAAGAATGCTAACAAAAGAATAAAACACAAACCAATTAAAACCCTCTTCTCTTCCATCTTAAAAATCCTCTTTAATTTTTTTAACATCCTTAATTAACCAAACCCACATCCTCCTATTCTTATAGGTTCTTTTCTCTTTAGGCATATCACAAAATTTCTTTTCAAACTCATAAGTTATTATCCTACATCTAGAATACTTTGTTTTAAGAATACTAAAAGCTTGAGTTATATCCCTAGCCACAACTAACCTTTTTATAATATAATTTGAACCTATCATACGTATCATCTCCCAAAAACCCTATAAAGGTTCTTATTAATAACTAGAATGTATTCCACCTTTAAAAAAGTTTCTATAAGTACCCCAATATAAGGCCAATTATAACCTATTCTTATAATCTTCCCACAATAACCCTACTCTCCTCCAAACTCCTACTCCTACGAATCTGCCTAATCAAACCCTGCTGCTTCTCAAAATACTTAGCCTGCAACTCAGAAACCCTCACCAACTCCATATTAAGATCATTCGTGTAATCACCCTCAAAATCATCAATAACACGCTCACTCACATACCTAGAAAAATTAAACTCTCTAGTCCTATTCCTACAAACCTTCCTAAGAATAAACTCAGCCTTCTCATTCAAAGTTATCGAATGACGCCTATTACCACTACTACTAATACTTACCGGTTTCCCCTGCTTATTTTTCATATTATTTACCTCCAAAAAATCCTTAACCTAGGTGTGTATAGCAGGTGCGTATAGAATTTTAAGGGCTGTGTACCACACGTTTTTTGCACTCTCAGCCCTTTTTTTAACATTTTTTTAACGTTTTATAATATCGCTCTAATTATTAAAACTCTAAAAAGTAATAAAGAACAAGAATCATAACTACTTTCACACACGTCTCGGTTCTTATCCTAATCTATACGCACTACCAGTACGCACCAATGTTTAGCCCCTTTTTCCTAACAAAGAAGCTACTAACTATTTAAAAAATGACTTATTAGAACTATCCCTTTTATCAAACGATTCAACCCCACTCAAACCAACAAGTCTACGCTGCATAATCTGCTCCTTCCTAAACTTTAAAACCTCACCCCTAGTAGTATTAATCACCACCCAAGTATCATCAAGCTCTTGCAGAATTCCAGTATAATAAAAGGATCCATTACCCTTTAAAACTTCAATCTTCTCCACTTCACCTTCACGTTTCATTATCGTATCACACCCATATACAACTAACAATAAACTCCAACCTTTAAAAAAGTTTCTATCAGTACCCCAATTCTTATTCTTCCAAACGAAAGCAAGGGGTCTAAACCACTTTTTACCTCTTCGTAATATTATTATTCTCCTTAAAAGCAGAAATAATCATATCAAAAATTACAGCACTCGCAGCACTACCAACAACGGTCACATCAATACCAACACCATCAGCGCCAAAAAATATCATCACAGCAATAACCAATGTTCTCAACACAGTCTTACCAAGCAATTTAACCTCAAACTTAGTAATCTTCCCATCCTTAGTCGCTTTAGTAGCCCAACCACCAACACTTCTCAGCACCGGAATACCTATCACGGCCAAAATCGTTCCAAAATCTACCATTTTCTTTCTTACCTCACTCAACACTTATCTTATGTACTTTACCAACCTCTTCAGAAAAAAGTTTTTTAACAGGAATTGACTTATCAACATTCCTATTCCCAAACCTTTTCCTCATCTTCTCAGCAACTTCCTTCTTCCACCTAGGTTGACCATCATTCCCAATATACTTCGCACCAAGACTTAACCCCAGCTTCTGCTTACCATACTCATGCTCTACCTCAACAACGAGAGCTCCTTGTGTTTCATAAACATCAAGAATCGTGTACTCAAACTCTTCCTTCTTTACCATCATTTCACCTTCAACCTTATTTCTTCTTCAACCTTCTTATTCACTGCTAATTCTTCAACAGACCTCTCCATATCTTGCTCATCAAGAACCATCTTATCCTTATAATAAGGAGAAATAGTCTCAAATAATATTCTTGTTGGAACAACATTCATGTACCCAACACTCCTACCAATAAAAACGTTATCACCATCAACCTTTACCTTCTCCCACTCATCCCTACTCATCCTAACACTTATACCCATATCCTGACTTTCACCTTGTCTCATCTTCATAATTACACCCTCAATTATCTAAGTTATGCTTAATCTTCACTATCCCCTGAACAAAATCAGGACTAGCATTATTCGGTTCTATCCTCACTCTCCAATAACCAACCGCGTCAGGATAAGTACCACTATCCGTAATATCAACACCAGTATCAATAGTTTTACCAGTTGTCATCACACTATGCTTATTATCCCAAGCACCAGTACCAGTATTATAAAAATCAAGATAAATATCTACACCAGTAGCATTAACTGTTCCAGACTCACTCACACCATCACCAATACTAATATGATTCAAGTCCGCAGCATTAACATCATAACCACCATTTTCATGATCATGATCAGCAGCAGCATAAGTACCATCATCATGAGTATGATCAGCAGCAGCATAAGTACCATCAGCATGAACGTGACTAGCAGCAGCATAAGTACCATCAGCGTGATCATGACTTTCAGCTCCATAATCACCATAACTATGCTCGTGACTTGATTCATAAACAGATATGTACCCTTTAACAACAATTGCTCCATAAGCATAAACCTGCAATTCTATCTCATCACTCAAATTATTTATTCCTGCCCCTATAGCCTGAAATGAAACCCTCGAAGTATCCCTGAAACCATCCTGATATATTTGAAACTTAGCAGGATCCAAATCCCCAGTATTCGCAATCCTTACCTCTATATCTTCAGATCCACCACTAACTCCTTCAAGATCAAAATTTACATATAATGCTCTATCAGTATTAGTTGTATTAACACTCACAACAGTAGTCCAAGAACCTGCGATACAAGCCTGATAACTATCCGAGTCAGTACCAATACTCGCACCAGTCCACGCGTACGACGAGTCCCCCTGATCCAAGTCAGGCTGAGTATTACTAGAATCACCACTAACACCCGCACCCTCACTTCCAGAATTACCACTAACACCCGCACCCTCACTTCCAGAATCACCACTCACACTCGCACCCTCATCAGCACTACTATTCTGTACTTGAGGATCACTTCCTGTGAATGCTGCATCACCATATTGACTATTGTAACCATCCAGGTCATAGTCGAGAGTCATACTATTAATTCTGATATTTCCAGCTTCATCAGTCACAAAAGCTGCAGGAACATAAAAACCAACCTTAGCAGGAGCCCCTGATTGAGCATTGATTCCACTACCCCAAATCAGAGTATTACCACTACCCTGCATGTAACTATTATCATCATTAGCATCCTTCTGAATCTTAGCAAGAACCTTATTCTTATTCCTCATCAAAGTCTTAAGCTCAGGATTACACACTTGAAGATTCTTATACTTCTTACCATTAGCATCCCCCTCCTCAATACCAGTAATCCTCACTTCCTCATTAACCACATCCTGATCCAACGCGTTAATCGTTATAATATCCCCAACCGCAAAACTTGTATAATCAGGATTCGTCAAATCAAAATCATAAATATGAGGAGGATCCTTATTAAGCGCTAACTCCGCACTCGCAAGCCTATTAGCTTCAGTCTCAGATATAACAGTCCTATCTATAACCGGTTTTCTTACCTTACCATAAGCCGCAATACTAGTCACGTCCTGAGCAAGACCCTTAATCTGATCATCACCATCACCTTTCCCAAAAACCTCAATATAATTACCTCTCGGGTAACCCACACTCTTCCTAAAATTAGTTATCTCCTTCCCCTCATTAAGCACTGCGACACTAGTCAAACTACCAAGATGATCTATAACCCCTATAGTACTCGACGTGTAATCTATCTCTATATCCTGACCCGTCTTATTAGCCAAATTAGAAACCCCATTAAAAATACTAGAACTCGTGCTCAACCGATAATCAAGATCATACCCAGCACTTATAGTACCCGCACTAAAATATGAACTCTCACCTATAATATCAGAAAAAATTGACGCGCTAGCAGTATTAACCCAAGGACTACTCGTATAATCCCCATTCTCCTTAGCAAGCCAAACCTCCCAACCACTCACGTGAAACACTACAGTCCCACCAACAAAGTACTCCGTATTATCAATCAAACCCTTAAAAGCGAGACTTCCATCCCTATAAATATAAACCGTACTCCCAATAGTCAAGAGCTCCCTTCTCATCTTCCCTGTTCCAGAAAACTTAAGATCAGCCTCATTAACCTCATTCAGATTACTAGTAAACCTCCAACCAACATCAGGAACCACACTACCAGTAACCCCTCCACTCGTAACATCTATTATATAATTAGCCATTTTTTAATCATAATACCCATCCCTAAACTTAACAACAGCACTCGTTATATTACTTATCGTTATCGTACTCACACTCGCACCAACACCAATTTGTAAGATACCAAACCCATCAGTCGTCTGAACACCCTTAGTCTGCGTACCATTAAGCTCCACATACGCGTACTCTGAAACAAATATTCCACTACCCGAATCAACCATTTCAACAAGTTTATACTCAAAACTATGACCTGTAGTCAATAATGCTGCAGCAATCGTTATCTCATTACCCTCACCATCAGATATCGTTATATCACTAGCCCCACTCGTCACGCTTCCAGTTATCGATATCACAAAAGTCTTAGCATTACCCTCATTAGTCCCACTTGTCCTCTCAGTACTCCCAAAAAGTACAGGAATAAAACTCTCAAAAGTAGCCACGTAATCAACAAAGTTAGTCCTACCACCAACCTGAGTCCTCTTAACCTGTTTACCAACACCCAAGTGAAACTTATCAGACTCAAAAAATAATCTCTTAATCTTAGTATTATCCATGAACTGCTTACTACAATTCCTCCAATAAGCCATCTTACTAGCCCCACTAAAGTGACCAGTCAATATAATACTCTTAGGACTTATACCCCCACCACTCACGAGAACATGATGCCTCTGAAACCCTATCTGAGTAATCTGATAATTACTATCAGTAGTATCATCAAACGCTTGAGGATTATAAGGCCAAATAAACCCGCTAAACACTAAACCACCAGTATCACCAGTAGTCCCCTCATCCGACCCAGTATTAGAATACGTGAAAGTCGTACTATTAGTAACCGTAACCGTAACATCCGAGTCATTATAACCAGTTCCACTTAACCCCGATAATGTTGCAACCTCCCCTGTTAACATACCATGAACAGAACCACAAACAATAGTCGCCACGTTAGAAGTTCTTGCTCTCGTTGACGTTTCAATACCAGTATAATTAAATATGCTCATTACCATCTTTTTAACCCCATATTGCATCCCACCATTGAAGGAACCAAGCCCTTCGAGTATCCGCTTCATACCTTCCATTCTCAGTCGGGTTAAAACCACCAGCTATTATCTCCTCAATAGCCTGATCATGAGCAGGACTAAAAGGGTTTAAAGGATCTTCCCAGGGAGCATCATTACCTGAAATATCACTCCACAATTTTTGATGAAACCTTGTTGCAAGAGTTTGACCACTCATATCAGTCGGTGCATCAGGATCTGTCCCCATACCAGTATAAGCCTGCGCTTTATCCACAAGATACTCCGCCCCCTTAAAACCAGCATAAGCCGCCCCACCAATCAAAGCCAAGTAACCAAGCGCAGAAAGTAATGACGCGCTAACAGTAGCCCCAGTCATAACACCAACAAGACTCGATATCGAAGTAATACCAGTTATTATCGCAGGCCCAAGCGCTAACCCAGCAACTATCCCAGCAAATAAGCCAGGATTATCAGCCGCCCAATTACCAATATCTTTAAGCACTGGCCACAACTTCTCCCCAAGTGCAGCCGCCCAATCAAGAAATTTACCAGCAATCTCACCAATCTTATCCTTATTATCATCAACCCACACAGCGAGTTTCTCAAGCCAACCAGCAACCCTCTCAAACGCTGGAGCCAAAGCCTCACCAAGACTAATCTTTAATTTTAACATAGAAACACTCATCCTCGCAATAGCAGGAGCCACCGCTGGAGCCTTACTCGCTAAACCAACCATAGCAGTTGTTCCCGCGAGACCCATAAATAAAAGCTTCTTAGCAAGACCCCCAACAGTTGTTGAAACCCTCTTCATATCCGCACCAAAAGATTTAGCCTGACCCTTAGTCTTATCAAACCCTTGGTCCACCTTAGAAAAACCCCTATCAATATTAGAAGTATCCATCGTCCCTTTTATATTCATAGAACCCGCTGTAGCTACCATTATTTAAACCTCACCTTATTCATCAAATCCTGAACCTTCCTAACTCTCTTTTGTTTCATCTGAATCGCACTCTTAATATGCATGATCTCCATAATATCCGATAAATTACTCTTATTAAACTCTCTTGGACTGATTCCACACTCAAAGGCTATGGACTTCCACCATAGGAGTTTAAGCTTTGGATCAGTAATCGTGAAACCTTCACCGCCACTATACTCAATCAGTCTACTCAGTTTTTTGCTGAACTCGTATCAGGCTCATCAACCTTCTTCATCGCATTAATAAGCTTATCAAATAATCCAGGTCTAAGCTTTGAAAGAACCATATACCTTTGGTCTGTAGTCAAATCCTTCCACTCCCTCTCAACACCAAGAACCTTTTTTATAACCACTGCATCATACGGTACCTGAGTTATATTCTGAAGCTTCTTCTTATTATAAATACTCCAATCCACAATATTCGTCTTAGCCACTGGATCTATAACCATAACATCTTTCAACCACTCATTCTCGTCACCACCACTGGTTGGTTTATACTTGAAGATTCTTCCTTCAACATTTATCTCTACTGGTTTTTCATCCACAAAATCATTCTCGTATCCCATTATTTTACCTCATTAATATGTTGTTATATTATCTCTTGCTACCACACTTGTGAAACCATTAGCTGCCCATACCACATCAACATTTGTTACTCCTTCAAGCGATGTTGAAGCCACACTACCAAGCACGTAAAAACTTGAAAAAGTGAAAAGTATCTGATCATCACCAGTCCCATCCTTATCAAACAATAAAGTATTCGTCCCAGTCAATACTACTGCTGCATCCCAATAATCAAAGTACGTCTTATCCTTCATGTTAACATTAAATCTTCCAGTAACCCTAAACGTTTTAGGAATAGGCTCACCCAATAAATTACTATACGAGCTATTACAATACCTAGAATCATTCTCATCAACACCTGTATCAATAGTTATCTCACCATTATTAACTTCCTTAATCTCCGTTCCTTCAAGAGTCCACTTAACCATCCTATACTGAAATGGTACCTTAGTAATATTACCAGCAGTTATAGTAGTCACCGTACCACCCTGAGCCACATCTTGACCAACACAAGTAAGAGCCACATTAATAAATCCTTCAGTACCTTCACCTGTCGCCTTCTGAAACGTCATAGTAGCCGACTTAACCACGTTACCTGAAACAGTCAACACGTGACTCGTTGTCGCCCTCTTAGCCCACTCAAGATTATAAGATAAAACCGTATTTCTCATAGCAAACGTGTGAATCTTAGGAGTAGTCCCAGTATCAGTAACACCCATTAAGTACTTAAGCCACACCCAGTTAACTGGTATAAAATTCATACTATAAGGTAAAGTTTGCGGTCCTGGTTGTCTTGATTGCACAAGCCTATCATCAGCTCCAGCAGTTAATACTTCTTGCCATCCTTTTCCCCAATCTGGCTCAATCGTACAATTTAACCCGACAATTTCTCCATCAGACATTGTACCACCTGTAGCATAACTTGTCTCAGCAACCCAAGACATTCTTTCTCTTTTTCCCAAAAAGTACTCATTAAAAACCATTTATTTCATCTCCATTAATTTATTCTTCCTATCTTAATACCCCTACAAATAAACTCAACTGTCTTATGATGACATTGTAATTCTTCACTAAAAGGTAAATCAGGAGGCATTCCCACAGGATCATAACCATAAAGAGCAGGGAACAATTCCTCCTCATGATCCTCAAAAGCTTTAACCACTTGATACGATAAGTACTCCGCTAAGTCTCCACCAGTATACTTGTCTCCATCAATTGTGAATATTTGATTATCTTGTTTCTCTTTAGTCCATATATCTACTTGGATTCTTGGAACCGCTTCGACTGGTGCTTCATAATTTCCAAGCCTTACACCTGGAGCCCCAATTACCATTACATTAATCCTTGGCCATGATAGTGCAGTTAGTTTCACGTTTGGCTTATCAGGATAAACCCAATCAGTTGATCCTTCACCATAAGTTACAATAACCGCATCTAACACAGTAAGCCCTGTGAAGAACACTACCTTCTCATTCTTAAAATCTATATAATATTCCTGCCACTTACTCTTTGCTGCAGCATTAACTGTGACTGAATCAATGTAACTCATACTTTTGCCTGCAGTTGGTGTTATTGAGAAGGATGTTTGACCTGCTGTTGCAACAAAACTTTCAGAATTAGAAGAGATTCTTACTCTTGGATCTGTTAAGTTCTTTCTCAGAAAATCTACGATTATATTCTTTGGACTTAAGTATCCCATTGTTTCACCTCTTGGCAAATAATGCTTTAGTAAAGAAACTTAACACCTCTTGGTATTTCTCTACTAATAACTATTTTATTCCTATATATTTAAATTTTGTTATGGTTCAACATTATTGTTTGCCGAACACATCGTTCTTAATAATTGGAAGCCACTTTTGTTGTACTTCATGAAGTGCAACACGAAAAAAAGGTTGAGCATTAACTCCTTTCTCCCTGATCTTCTTCTGAACATATTTTGCGAAGGCTATTTGTCCACCTTCACTATTCCTGATACCCTTCCTTTTAACCCACTCAATCAGCGGTCCCATTGGTACATTGTGTGGTCTGTTTCCATATTCCAAATCTATACCATATGCGACTCCATCTGAAAGAGTGTATATTGTTGAACCAAATTGAAGGGGGGTTAAATGTATCCTGTTCTTAAGCATTCCAGTATCCACAGGTGCTTTGTTCTTAGCAAGCTCTTCCATCTTAGTCATTGCTCGCCACAAGACTTGTTTTATACCTTGATGAACATTAGTCTTTGAATTCCCCATTCTAGGAGTTTGCACATCAAAGTTCATGAACATTACGCGGTACCATCCAAGTTTATACTTTGAACTATCGCTATCCCATACACTTCATTACTTGGGAGATACCATTGCTTAATAATTTTTACCACCCTGTACTCCCCTGTTGACCCTAATCCATTAAAGAGTTTCGCATCAGTAATAATATCACCTTCTCTCAACTCATAAGAAACCTCAACACCACCTGACGTTGAAGAATACCCAGGTAAAAAGTAAAACTTTCTATTACCAGAAACCGCCAAACCCATATCAGCAATCTTCCGATCCTTAATCGATATATCTTGAAACATACCATAAATAATATAATCTGTATGAGTCACACTAGTAACCCTACCCATACCATCCTCAGAAGTAGCTTGCCTAGTAATATAATAAACATCACCTGCTTCAAGAAGAATTTCCTTAACATCAGCTTCAGCAACACTTGGCCAATCATCAGAATCATACTTGTAATCAAACTTGGACACGTCAAACACTATATCCGTACTCGTTTCATACTTACTAATAATCAAACCCATTTCATTACCCTTTTAATCAACATTTATTACACAACCATCATTAACAAATAAAGTACTCGGAGGAGTCAAACTCCACCACATAGCCTCTTCATACCATATACCTTTCGAATTCGGACTAGTATAAGAGTTAAACGTGTAACAACTAGAAGGCGCATGCCATCCTGACCCCGTACTCCAACCCTCATCCCATATCCTATCAACACTCGCACATGTGATAGCATCAGTATAACCACTACCATCAGTACTAGAAGCAAAAATTGAGGACCATCCTACACCATTCCAGCACTCTGCAGATGTCGTTCTAATTATTGACGCTACTGCCACCATGTGAAATTGTAATGGTTGTTGATCCCAACAACCAGTAGGTATAGAATAATTAGTGACTACATCCCAATAAGCAGTTTTCCACACAGAATTAGATAAAGCGTTAAAAGGCTTCGTATAATTAACATATATGTTACCTGAACTATCATAAGAATAATCACCAGTACTTAAACCACCACAAACAGTAGAAACATTCGCTGTTTCTTGATAACACCAAATATTAGGATCTATTGTACTTGTGCTCGCATAAACACCCAACCCTGGATCCCCAAGATTAGTAGTATTAATAGTCGCGTTACAAGTCACGTTCCCAACACCAGTAAAGTTAAGATTACCAGTACCAAGATCACAATTATCCTCTATAACACACTCATCACTCATATCAATCTCCCAATTAGTATTAAGACCAGGACAAGAACAAGTATCATTAGCAGCGTTAGCATCAAGAACCAACCTGATATTACTATAAGTATCGGCAGAGTAAGAACCTTCAAGCACTATACCAACATTGTCATAAGTGTCAGGAGTATAAACTGCGCCAACAATAACCGAAAAAGAAACACACATTATGATATAAACAATTAGTTTATTCAAGTAAACCACCCGTTAACTTGTGAAACATTAATCCAAGGATTAGATGCGCCACCACTAATAATAGTGTCAGTTCTAGCGTGAACACCATAAACACCCATAGGAACACTATCATAAGACCAAGCGCCAACCTCATTAGCACTAGTCCAAGCAATACTAGCATTATTAGACTGATTGATTATTTCTATAAAAGTTTGTTCACCACTATTATTGACAAGTGTGAGATTAGAATACTTAATAGTACCAGCAATAACATAATCCCTAATATCAAAATAAACGCTAGCAGAATAATTAGTAGTATCATTCTGAGTACAAGTAATATTAAAAACGTAATCCCCAACAACAATAGAAGCATTAGCAGTTATTGTTGTAACAGTATTATTCATAGAAGAAACGTTAAACCCATAATAAGTACCATTAATAACAAGGTCACAATCATAAGAGGTCTCAGTACCATTAACCGTAAAATTAAAATCAGGAGTATGATCATAAGTGTAAGAGTTATTAACAGGACTATTAATACTAACACTAAAGTTAGAAACATAGTCAGGAGCAGTAATCGTACCATAATCATAAATATTTTCTATTTCAGTAATGTTCAAAGACATATTAAACATTTTATCCTCATCTATATACCCTTTAAAAGGAGTACTTTCCAGACCATTACTTCCAATCCTCCAGTTACTTGCAGTCCAAGCACTTGCATCATTCATTATAGCAGTACCACTCTTTTCTATAGCTCCACCATCAAGACTAAAAAAAGGAAAATAGTTATCTTGGCCCATAACTATCAAGTGCCAATCCGTATCAGAAGAACTCAAAGTCGTTGTAGGAATAAAAGCCTCATATGTATCACTATTATCTTTTCCACCAATCCAGAAATCATTATCGTCTTTCCAGCCAAACTCAATACCTCTACCATTATAGTTTCCACCAGTAC